TGGGTACAAAATGCCCTATATGACAATGAGACGGACGCTATTTCAGCTGCTCGTGCCATTGATTTGTATAAGGCAGACATGGGTCTGAATACCAAAAAGACTAAGAAGTCTGAGGATAAAGAGGCTGCTAGGTCAGTAGGGAATAGTAAGAAAGCAGATTTTGAGTCTGCCAATGAGCCGGGTGCTATTCGTGAATCTGACGTGGAGCGTATGTCTTCGGCAGAATATGAGAAGAATCAAGAGGCTATTGTAGCTGCAATTAAAGCTGGTAAGTTCATTTATGACCGTACTGGATCTGCAAGATAATAGTTGACAAAATAGATTTTTGATTTATAACTGTAGTACAAGTCTGAGGTACGGGATATGTTGTATTTATATATCCCTGCCTCTGCCCTAAACTGCCACCCATAGCTAGGGTCAACCAGTGTATCGGGCAATTAAGCAGTATTGAAACGCAACACAGTAATTCATAGGACTACCCTAACATAGTTAGCCCTTATATCTTAGATAATCTAGAAGTCTAAGCTATAAGCACCTAGCATCATAGGCTCCAAGAATGTATGTAAGCGTATTTATTAATATGCCTTTCATTTATTAGGAGAAATATAAAATGGCATTTCCTTCAGCAGCAGGTTACGGCAATTTACCTAATGGTAATTTTTCGCCAGTAATCTATTCCAAGCAAGTACAACTTGCATTCCGTAAAGCTTCTACAGTAGAAGATATTACTAACAACGACTATTTTGGCGAAATCGCTAACATGGGCGATAGCGTTAAGATCATCAAAGAGCCAGAAGTTTCTGTTCAGTCGTATGCTCGTGGTACACAAATCACAGCACAAGACTTGGATGACGAGGACTTCACACTCGTAGTTGATCAAGCTAACTACTTTGCATTCAAGATTGACGATATCGAAGCAGCCCATAGCCACGTTAACTTTATGTCGATGGCTTCTGATCGTGCAGCGTATCGCTTGCGTGACCAGTATGACCAAGACGTATTAGGTTATCTCTCTGGCTACAGTCAATCAGCTAAGCATAGCTCACCTGACACAGCACGTACAACTTTCCCCGGCACCAAGGCTGTAAGCACTGCCGATAGCGATGAGTTGTTAGCTACTATGAAGTTGAGCCGTCCTAACTTTGCAAACTTGACAACCGCTGGTTCTGCAGGCGATGCAATCCCTGTTGCTCCACGTTTGCCCGGTGCAACAACAATCCCAACAGGCGTTGTGTCTCCTTTGACAATCATCGCTCGTATGGGTCGTTTGTTGGATCAACAGTTTGTTGACAGCCAAGGTCGTTGGTTAGTTGTTGACCCAGTCTTTATCGAGATGTTGAAAGATGAAGACAGCCGTCTCTTGAACGCTGACTTTGGTGGTTCTGGTCTCCAGAATGGTTTAGTTGTAAACAACCTCCATGGTTTCCGTATCTATGTTTCCAACAACCTACCTAAGATTGGTACTGGTCCCGGCACATCTGCTGCAGGTCCTCAGTCCACCAACTTTGGTGTAATCGTTGCTGGTCATGACGCTGCTGTTGCTTCTGCTCAACAGATCACCAAGACTGAGAGCTATCGTGATCCTGACAGTTTCGCTGACATTGTTCGTGGTATGCATCTCTATGGTCGCAAGATCCTCCGTCCAGAGGCTATTGCAACTGCCAAGTACAACGTAGCTTAATTAAAGGAGAAACATAAATGGCAACTATTACCACTCTCGCAGGTGGAGCATCAGCAGGTCGTACCGCTGGTTCTGTACCTTACTTAGTAGATAAACTCGTTGACTTCGCTGCAGCTGCTACTGCAAAGGGTTCTGCCCTTGCTGCAAGCGATGTTATTGAAGCTATCTCTGTACCCGTTAACACAGTCATTCTAAATGCTGGTATTGAAATCACCACAGTTTTAGGTGGTGAGTCAAACGATACCACATTTGACTTAGGCACTGGCGTTGATGCTGATAACTTTGTTGACGGCTTCGATGCTGATGCTGCTGCTGCTGGTGCTTATGCACAAAATGCCGCTGCATTCCAGCCTCTCGTAGTTGGTGCAACTGCTGACACAATCGACATTACGATTGCTACAGCTACAACCGCTCCTACTTCTGGTGTAGCCCGTGTTTGGGCTGTGCTCATGAATGTAGATGGTCGTATCTTGGCTAATGAAGTTGATCGTGATCAGTTGGCTTAAGTAGTATAGTGATTGGCGGGGGTCACAAGCCCCTGCCTTTCTTTATTTATACATCTCAATAAGGTGCTATAGTGGCTTACGATTTCTTGGGTTTAGTCAATGACATTAATAGAAAGCTAAATGAAGTAGAGCTAACCAGTTCTAACTTCAGTACTGCAAAGGGTTTCTATTCGCATGCCAAAGACGCAGTCAATGCAGCTATTCAAGATATTAACCAGCTAGAATTCCAATGGCACTGGAATCATGTAACACAAACTACAACCTTAACTGCAGGAACAAGTAGGTATAACTATCCTGCTAATGCGAAAACAATTGACTTCGATTCTTTCCGTATTAGAAAAAGTACTACATTCAATAATGAGACAGTCAAACTCAAGATTATGTCTTATGAAGAATACTTAGAGAAGTTTGTAGATCAAGAATACAATGCCGATACAAGCCTAAGAGATATTCCTTCCTTTATTGTTCAGGCACCAAATAGACAATTCATTTTGGTACAGACACCAAAGGAAGCATACGAACTAACGTATGAGTATTACACAGTAACTACCGATTTATCTGCATACAGTGATGTGCCCACCATTCCTGAAATGTATAGGCATGTCATTGTTGAAGGTGCTACATATTATGCGTATATGTTTAGGGGCAATACCCAAGACGCAACAGTAGCAAAAGCAAAGTTTGAACAGAACCTTAAGCATATGAGAATCATGCTGGTTAATCGTACCGAGTATGTACGCTCTACTATGCTTCCACAAAATAAAAGATACACTGCTGGCTTTAGGGTTAATTAATGGCTGATAGATGGAGTACATACCCGTTTGAGTTTAAGGGTGGGTTAATTACGAATCTATCCCCTCTACAGCTTGGTATTCAATTTCCGGGCAGTGCTAGGATACTACGTAATTTTGAACCTTCTATTGAGGGTGGCTATAGACGTATCGATGGATTTGATAAGTATGATAGCTCTATCGTTCCTGCATATGGGGACGGCAGAGTACACGGAAGTGGGCAAACAGGTACTACACTTATAGTAGGCAACTTAATTGCTTCCCCATTAGAAGCTGATACATTTACTATTGCAGGGGTAGCAGGCACATATACGATTGCTACTGGCGGTGTTTCATATAGCACATCCACTAAGCGTGCAACACTTACACTAACAACAAGTTTAGCATCTAGCCCTGCAGATAAAGCTGCTCTTACATTTACATCTGGGACTGGCACCATTCAAGGGGTTGCTGCTTGGACAGGTAAAGTAATTGCTGCCCGTAATAATAGTTTATACAGAAGCATAGGTAGTGGCTGGACAAAGATTAGTGCCCCATCATATGGAACTGTATTAGTTAATGGTGCTAGTCAAACAGGCAGTAGTTTAATTGTTGATGGACTGACAGGTAAACCTAAAGCTGGTGATGTATTTAGTATTGCTGGTGTTGAATTAGTATATACGGTTACTGCTGATGCAACAGTTACTAGTGGTGGTACTACCTTAGCAATTAGTCCTGCTTTAGCATCTAGCCCAGCCGATAATGCTGCAATAACTTTTTTATCTGCAGCCAGAGAACCTGCAACAAAGTATAGATTTGAGAAGTACCGTATTGCAACTACAGAAAAACTATGTGGTGTTGACAGTGTCAATGTCCCCTTCTTGTATGACGGTACATCGTTTGTAGAATTGCATGATGCTCCTTCAGATGTTGTTGGTGCTGAGCATGTCGTATGGTTTAAGAATCAACTGTTCTTTGCCAAGGGTGATAAGTTAACTTTTACTTCCCCTTATACGGACAGTGACTTTAATGTAGCAAATGGTTCTGGTGTTATAAGTGTTGGTAATGCTATCACTGGTTTGATAGTGTTTCGTGAACAGCTTATTATATTTAGCCAACAAAAGATTAGTAGATTAGTTGGTAACACTGTAGCTGATTTTGTATTACAACCTATTACTTTGAATGTTGGCTGTGTAGATACAGATACAATTCAAGAGGTCGGATCTGATGTTATGTTCTTGGGTCCTGACGGTTTGAGACTTTTGAGTGGTACAGATAAGTTTGGTGACTACTCATTAGCAGTAGTATCTAAGTTTATTCAGAGTGAGATGACTGCCTTTATTGGATCTAGTACATCTTTCTCTAGTGTTGTAATACGAGAGAAATCACAGTATCGCATCTTTGGATACAATGAGAGTGTTACTACTCAGAATGCGGTAGGTGTATTAGGTACTCAGACAATCGGTGACCAGACAGGTACAATAGCTTGGGCTGAGTTACGGGGTATCAAAGCCTATGTAGCAGATAGTGATTATTACGGTAGGGTAGAAACTGTTGTGTTCTCTAATACAGATGGTTATGTGTATGAGATGGAGAAAGGAAATAGCTTTGATGGTGCTAGTATTGTTGCTACCTTTTCTACCCCATTTGTACCAATGGAAGATCCACGTATTCGTAAAGCATTTTATAAGCTTTTCTTATACACAGATCCACAAGGAAGTGTAACAACCTCAGTTAATTTAAAGCTTGACTTTGACGATGAAGGTGTGATACAACCTGACACAATAACATTGTCAAATCAAACAGGTGCTGTAGGATTTTATGGTTCCTCTACGGCTACTTACGGTACTGTACGTTATGGAACTAAATTAAAGAAACTATTCCAGACACAGGTAGTAGGATCTGGATTTACAGTATCTTTGCAGTTTGTATCTGAAAGTACTGATCCTGCATTTTCACTTGACGCTGCAACACTAGAATACGCTACTTACGATAGACGGTAAAAGACAAGGTAAATAGATATGGCAACTGGATATACACGTAACGATACAGTCAACAATATTGCTGACGGTAATATTATTAATGCTTCAGACTTAGATGGCGAATTTGATTCGTTACAAGCAGCGTTTAATGCAAGCACAGGACACAATCACGATGGGGCTGCTAATGGTTCCCCAATCACAAAGGTAGGTCCTGCACAAGATCTCGTAGTTTCTACTGGTGCTATCACTCCTAAGACAGACGATACTGTTGACTTAGGTTCTGCTACATTCCAATTCAAAGATGCATACATTGATGGTACTGCATACATTGATACCCTAGAAATAAATGGCACTGTCATCACTCCAACAGGCACTGAGTTAAATTATGTTGATGGTGTAACATCTGCTATTCAAACTCAGTTAGATAACAAACAACCACTTGATGCAGAACTTACTGCACTTGCTGGTTTGACATCTGCAGCAAATAAAGTTCCTTACTATACTGGATCAGGCACTGCAGCTTTAGCAGATCTTACTTCATTTGGTAGAACTCTTATCGATGATGCAGATGCAGCTACAGCAAGAACTACTCTTGGTGTTGCAATTGGAACTGACGTACAAGCATATGATCCAGAGCTTGCTGCTTTAGCAGGTCTTACATCTGCTTCTAATAAACTCCCATACTTCACAGGCTCTGGTACTGCAGCAGTTACAGACCTCACCTCATTTGGTCGTACTTTAATTGATGATGCCGATTCTTCTGCTGCCCGTACTACTTTAGGTGTAGTGATCGGTACCGATGTACAAGGTTACGATGCACAGCTTGCTGACATTGCAGGCTTAACCCCAACAGATAGTAACTTTATTGTAGGTAACGGAACTAACTTCGTTACTGAGTCAGGCTCTACTGCAAGGACATCTCTTGGTCTTGGTACGATTGCTACACAAGATGCAAGTAACGTAACCATCTCTGGTGGATCTATCACTGGCATTACCGACTTGGCTATTGCCGATGGTGGTACTGGTGCTAGTACAGCTAATGCTGCTATCAATAATCTATTGCCATCTCAGGCTAGTGCTAATGGTAAGTATTTAAAATCGGATG